TACCAGCTGATGGATCAGGTTCCAGTGCTCTGATAACCAGGTTTGAGCTCACAGAATCTAGTTTAAATCCATCTACAGATGATTTCAGTTCTACTCTTTTGGAATCAGACGGGTCGTTCCAGGGAAGTGGACAAACGCAATATTATGAAATAGACAGCAGATCCACAGCCACTAACAGACTTGCATGGAGTTTTGATTTTTCTAGCGCCGGTGTTAGCAATTATGATAATTTTGCAATTCAGTTCGAATATTATTGGGACGCAGGGGATAATTTTAAAACCACTTTTGCTTGGCAGGATAATCAAACATGGGCATCAAATTTACATACTCATTTCAGAACTCAGCACTCGGTAAGTGGCGGTCAAAGTGGTAGATGGATGGGTAGTACTTCTACAACTGCTTCAAATACTTGGAATACACCGGCGTCCAATTGGATTCCAGTTGTGGGGTATCATAATATCAAAGACAGCACTGGCTACTTAATGTTTAATGGCACCAAGGAAATAGAAGGTCCAACTAACAGTTCAGGTAATACTTACAATTTTTTTAGTTCAGCTGATACCATTAGTTTTGCACAATTTTATGGTGATGCACAAGGTGATAATGGTATTAGAATGAGATTGGGTGTAATTCAAATATCATGTTGGAACGGACTAGAAACAGATATGCCTGCATTTAATGGAAGATTTACTTAAAAACCAGTCATCAAATAGTAGCAAGATTGGTATTTTACTTTAACATACTAAACACAAAGACCTCCCCTGTGGGCTTTAGAAGTTGGAGACTTAACTATTAAGCACAGTATACAGCCGGTCAACAGGTTTAATTATCCTTAAATGCTTGATTTAGAAATCAGATAAATAATACTATTAATCAACTTCAAGGAGATTTTATCATGGCAAAGTTAACAGTAAAAGGTGAATCAGCTAATCACAATGGTGATGTAAAGAAAGCTATTGAGCAACACCCACGTACCACTAAGTCTGCACCCAAGCGCAGACACCCAAGTATTAGATTATCATAATTAATTAAATTTAGTCAAAATAAAAGGGGGCAATGCCCCCTTTTTTGTCTGTGAGACAAAGTGCTATTAGCTGTTAGCCAATGCACGGTATCCAGCAGCAACTACTTCACGGCTAGGAGTGCCCAGACGATAGAAAGTCTTGGTACGGCCCTTGGTGTCAGTTGACTGGTTAGCGTAGATAGCAAAGCCATCCATGCGAAGATCGCTAATAGTAGCGCGAACGTTACTTACTCCAAAACGAGCAGTAATCTGAGCCGCAGTAAGACCACGGTTGTTGTTTTGCAGAGCGTTAAGCACCTGCGACTTCTTGGTTACAGTAGACATAAAGTCCTCCGTTTTCTTTGTAATTACATCAGGACCCGTTCCCGATGTATTGCATATAGTATAGCACATATTTTCTGACTTTGTCAAACATTTTCTGATAAATAATTTTTGTAAATAGTTGGCATGGAGATGTTATGTTTGATTCAGAAGTCATACATTTGATGTTAATATTGACCATGAGCGCATTAATCTTTGTAGAAATGGTCTAATCAGATTTATTATCAGTTTCCTTGATTAGCCAGGATACCATATCCTTGAGCTGATAATTCAACTCATCCAGCATGCCATCCTGGGATTTATGATTGAGTTTGTGAACTAGCACTAATAATTCAGTCACTGTCTCCAAGACATCAGTATATGGTCTATCTGATCGACTAAAAATACTAACATCATTTTTACTAAGATCCACTCCATTCATGAATTCGTCCCAGTTGTAGGTAAAACTATTATGATCGTTTTTGATGGTCAAATTTATATCATCGAAGTTAATTTCCATGAGATCGTTGACATCACTGGTTTCTAGTAAATTAAGTAGATCTTCACTGGTAAAGATCAGGCTTTGACCCCGCTCAGTTGCTACACTTACTCTGCGTTGCTCTGTGGGAAACGATAGTATTTTTGCACTAGGCTCAGTGTTGGAATCATCTTTCATTAGTCTAATCCTCTTAATTTTCTCTCTAGTATGTCTTGTAGAGTTGCATATTCTGTTTTTTCAAACATACTGTCCGGAAATTGTGGAATACTGTGCTTGATAGATCTTTTTCTCCAGTATACCCAAGTAAACCATACAGATTGCTTGGAAATGGTCTTTACTGGCAGAAATACAAAAGTTTTTTGCCAGGGAGTATAATACAAATTGTCAGCACTAAACAAGTAGTCAACAGCGTTATTTTTGTTTTCCATGATTGTCTCTAGAGTATTTGGAAGATACGTCTGCGGCATCGTCCACTGCTGACTTTTTACCAAATATACGGTCATAGTTATCAGCATACTTGTTCTGATCGCTTGTCCTTCTTACAGCACTGCCTTTACCTCCGTGCCATTTACCTGTGGAAGATTTTTCTGTGCTCATTATACAAATCTCTCTGCTATGATATGGATTCTGTCTGAACTAGCATGATAGTTTACAGCAGTGTGGTATCCAGACGTGTCTACCCTATAAATTTTTCCCGTTTCCAGATGATGATACTCTATTTGAGTATGGCCAGACTTGTCTGAAATCCGGTTTTGAAAAAACATTAGATAACATTGTTCGTTTGTAATTACTGGTATATGTAGTCTGTAGTTTTTCATACCTGGTTTCCAGGAGTCCTTATGGATACTATAGGTTTTTCTCGGCTTTAAACACAAAATTCTCCAGCGATAGTATTCTGGAAATTCGTTGACAATCCTGGAAATTTCAGTACCTGTAAAAAAAGTATTTAGTTTGGTAAATTTTTCTGGATATTCTTCTGTTCCAGCACCTTCAAATAATTCATGTCCATCCTTGCTAGTAATTAAAAACTGTGTTTGATCTGGATAATTTGATTTTATATCCATTATCTCCTGGTGTATCCTTAATAGATCGTAATCCAGAGCTTTTACTATACTGACTTTCATTAAATATAGGTTCTCCAACTGCTATGTGGAATGATCATGGGATATTTTTTACGTTTGTTTACTAATTCGTAATAGGAAGGCATATAGGGTGCCTTCATGGGTTTAATTATTTTATCTCCCTTGGAATGATTACAAGGACCACAACTTGCTACAATATTTTCCCAGATTGTCTTACCCCCTCGGGCCACTGGCACAACATGATCCATGGTGATATCACGATTAACAAGATCAGTTCCGCAATATTGACATCGATACTCGTCTCTGAGACTCACATTGAATTTGCTGAATCTGGGACTTCGATTGGATTTAATATAGTCTTTTACCATCATGACAGCCGGAACTTTAGTTTCCCAGCTGGGTGAACTCACTACCCAGTCATCATACCAGTCCAGAACTCTGACTCTGTCCATCCATACATATTTGATAGCATCCTGCCAGGTTACTGCGCTTAGTGGCAACAAACTTAGTGGGCTGCCATCAGCGTTTAAAACCAGGGTATCCATTATTCCAAGTACTCCACGAACTCATTTAGATTGTTGTTGTTGAGACGAAACCATGTAGCATCGTCCTCTCCAAAGAAACAAACATATTTCCTTCCTATATAATAAGGCATGGTCATGCACTTGTCAAGTGTGATCATGGCTTTGTGATTTGCTTTGTAATCAGTTACAAACTTATAAAACTTGAAGTGTCTGCACATGAGCTGATCACCAAAATAAGTGAGTCTTAGGCCGTGTGGCTTATTGTTTAAAAATCTAAAGTTACTGAATATCAATCTCAAACGATCTAAGTCCATGAGTTCGTAATCTCTGGCAATTAGCTTTGTCATCCAAAGATCGTCATCCCTGACAATGTCTAAAATTTTGTAATGTATGGTATCAGAATGTCTTTGCACATCAGTATTTATTCTGTGCACTCATCCACTACTATGCCTTGGGTAAGTTTGACAACCTGAAAACCATTGGTTTGGAATATTTTGTTTAGTCGTTCAGCAAGATTAAAAGCATGCCCAGGATTACTAAAGCTTACTTTTTTGTACTTGGGACCAGGGTAACTCACAAGAGTGTTAAGAGATCTAAGGTTGATGGGTTTCCCTTCCAGGAATACACTATATATAGCATCGGCTTCCAGAACTTGCTCTGCTTTGTATGTGTGCTTGTTGATGGCCTCTAAGAGTACCGTGGGTTTAGGTCTGCTCATTTGTGTGTCTCCTATAATCTTATTTATCTGATTTTAGGTTAACACTATGCTTAATTCTTAAAAAGACCCGCGTCAACTTCCAAACTTTTACGTTTTGGTGGTGAGTTTACGGAAGGTTCTGCGGGCTGTTTCAGAGCTTTAAGCACATAATCAATGTCCAGGGTTACGGATTTTTTATTCTGATTTTTCAGATTTGTCAGAGCCGCTATCAATTGACCACGAGTATCTTCTGTCATATATAACTCTTTTTGCTTTGTGTTTTTTATAATAATCTACACAACAATAGATATTTATAATAATAATACTGAGTGTTACAAATGTTTGCCAAAAGATAAAGTTAATGATACTCATGCCAGTAAAGATAACAAAAGTCCAAAATAACCAGTATGTGCTGGTTATGTCGTTCTCCAGATCCTGTTTACTTTGCTGTGGCATTTCGGTTGAGATATTTCATTCTTTGCTTTGCTTCTAGCTCTGTTTGAAATGGGCCCTCGAAACCATAACGATATAGTGTTGCTGCCTTGGGAGCTCTGGCATGTTTCCAGCCTTTTCCAAAATGTATACAGTAGTACCCAGCAGCATAGTAAACGTCGGAACCTTCCAATTTGGTGTATAAAGGCAACGCCGGATCATAACCTTCTTCGCCTTCCTGGACTGCAAAAGGCTCAGCATAATCTACCTCATGGCCCTTGACATAATACTTGTCGGGATTAACTACTGGCTTATCAATTTGTTCCTCAAAAAGTTTGATATTGCCAAAATATTCTTTGACTTCCTGTCTGTCATGAAAGTTTAAAGTATTAGCACCACTGATGTAGATAAAATTATTCTGAATGTCCTGGTTGAGTATACCAATACGTTCACCACCACGATTTACCAACCAAGCAACATCGGAAATTTGTTGCAATTTTGTTAGTTCCAAGTCTGTCATATAAACTCCTGTGTGTAAATATATTTAGTATTAACTAGCCTGCGAAAATTCAGCATCGATGATATCATCGTCATCATCGGGTCCATTGTTATTGTCTGTGGATTGATTATTTTGCTTGGCATGAAAAATAGGATGCATAGCATTTTGTAGATCAGTACATTTTTCTTGCATGTCTGACGATGTACCACTTTCAATAGCAATTTTCAAAGCCGCTACTGCATCTGTGTAAGTTTGAGTTTCAGTTTCACTCAACAATGATCCTGACTCCTCGAATTCCTTTTCACATTGTGAAAGAACGTTTTCAGCAGAATTCTTTGCTTCCACCAATTCCCTAGCTGCCTTGTCTTTTTCGGCATTTGCTTGTGCATCTGCCACCATTTGTTCTATCTCTGAATCACTTAATCCGCCAGAGTCTTTGATAGTGATATTTTGCGCAATACCAGTGGTAGATTCCTTGGCTGATACGTTGAGTATGCCATTGGCGTCGATATCGAATTTCACTTCAATCTGAGGGATCCCGCGTCTGGCTGGTGGGATACCTTCCAGGTTAAATTGCCCAAGTAGTTTATTGTCCTTGGCAAATTCTCTTTCGCCCTGTGCTACCTGAATAGTTACCGCAGACTGATTATCCTCAGCAGTGCTGAATGTCTGTGATTTTGCTGTTGGGATAGTTGTATTCTTTTCTATGAGTTTTGTCATCACACCGCCCATGGTCTCAATACCCAGGGATAGTGGAGTAACGTCCAGAAGCAATACATCACTTGTATCTCCTGACAACACTGAACCCTGAATAGAAGCACCTGCGGCCACCGCCTCATCAGGATTGATGTCTTTTCTGGGAGCTTTGCCAAAAAACTCCTCCACTGCTTTTTGAACAGCCGGCATTCTTGTTTGTCCGCCCACTAAAATAACTTCGTCAATATCACTTACGTCAATGCCTGCGTCTGATACTGCTAATTTGCAAGGAGCTATGGAACGTTTAATTAACCCATCTACCATGGATTCAAATTTGGCTTGTGTGATCTTGACATTAAGATGCTTGGGTCCTGTTGCATCAGCAGTGATATAAGGCAGATTGATATCTGTTTGGGCAGTTGATGATAATTCAACCTTGGCTTTTTCTGCTGACTCTTTTAGACGTTGAAGTGCAATTTTGTCCTCAGATAAATCAATACCATTTTCTTTGCGGAATTCGTCCACCAAGAAATCAATGATCTGATTATCAAAATCTTCGCCGCCCAGGGACGTATCCCCATTTGTGGACAATACTTCAATCTGAGTTTCACCTTCAATGTCAGCAATTTCAATAATGGAAATATCAAATGTACCACCGCCCAAGTCATAGACTGCGACCTTTTTATCGCCATTGGTATTTTTATCTACACCATATGCTAACGCTGCCGCAGTTGGCTCATTGATAATCCTCATTACTTCTAGACCAGCAATTTTTCCAGCGTCCTTGGTAGCCTGTCTTTGACTATCATTAAAGTAAGCTGGAACTGTGATAACTGCTCTATCTACTGTTTCACCCAGATAGGATTCCGCATACTCTTTTATCTTGCGTAAAATTTCTGCAGAAACTTGTTGAGGCGCCAGTGTTTGACCATTTACGTCTACCCAGGCATCACCATTGTCAGCTTTCACAATTTTGAATGGGGACTTTGTAATATCCTTTTGAATAGTTTCGTCCGCAAACTTTCTGCCTATGAGTCTTTTGACAGCAAAAAGTGTATTTGTGGGATTTGTAACTGCCTGACGCTTTGCAGATGTTCCTACTAAAATTTCGGATTCTGTGTATGCAACAACACTGGGTGTAGTTCTGGCACCATCTGAATTTTCTAAAATTTTATATGATCCGTTTTCCACAACTGCTAAACACGAGTTTGTAGTTCCTAGATCGATTCCTATAATTTTGCTCATTGTGTGTACTCCATTTTGTCTGTGTTTGTTAAAATTCTTTTCCAACTAACTCTTTTTTATTTGACATCCAGGGAGGTAATTCTGTGCCAGGATGTGCCATGGGCCTGCGATATAATTTATCATCGTCCCGCTCAAATATCCATACAAATCTGGGCTGACCATGTTCCAAAATCCACTGAGCCTTATCAGCTTCGTTATATTCTGTGGGTATATTACTTATACTTGGCATTCAAAAACTTCGCATAATCATCTGGATATTCAGCAATTCTGGGCAGATTCCATGTGGAACAGAACTTCAGAAAGTGTATGCCAACCTGTCCAACCTGCTCACGATTTGTGCCTTCCTTGACTGTCTCAAACATCTTTTGTCTGAATTCCTCGGGTTGTGCTCGCAAGTCGATGAGCACCCTGTTTCGCTCATAGTCGTCTTTTACGCGGTGCTCCACTTCCTCATGGTCTACCCAACGCTGAAGCATAAAGTTATTGAAGTCATAGCCAGCAGTGCCACGGTCTTCGAATGCCTCACGGATACCTGTTTTATTCTTGCTACCCTTGGTACGAGCACCTGGATAGGCTGAGAAAATGTTATCGCTTGCATCCCCACGAACACATTTTTCAAACAGTATCCAGTCAGGCTCGGGAGGTGCCTTGGGTGCCTGTGTCTTTTTGTCTATGACTTGCTTGCCCTTGTTGTCTATAAAACCCTCCAGGCTAACGACTTGGTCTGTAACACCGTTGTACTGTTGTACATTGTTGCTAATGAGCTGATAAAAGTCACTATCAGTGCTTACAATGGTATGAAAGTCGTCTGGATGACTGTCCACCCACGCTGCAATGAGGTCATCTGCCTCCAGCTCTGGGTGTCTGATAACAGTACAGTTGGACTTTTCACGCAGGAAGGTAATCAGATAGTCATAGGCTTCCATGTATACTTCGTCATCTTCGATTTCACGAGGTGTGCGCTTTGCCGCAGTAACCTTTCGATTAGCTTTGTAGGGCTGATAGTAGTCCTTGCGCCATGAGCGACCCTCCAAGCAAAACACTACATGATCGCCATTGAATTGATGGAACACCTTCTTAACACTGTTGAACATGATGTTAAGTGCCATTCCTACTTTGAGATCAATATCTTTAGCGCGGCCGCTGGCATGCTTGGCGCGCATGAACATATTGAATGTGTCTACGATTACATAGTTAGCCATAGATTTAGCTCTTTAAGATTTATACTATTATAGAACGTATTATGTAATTTGTCAATCAATTCGCTGACACAACGTTTAGTATAAGTGGTATGGTCTGGTTGTTAGTGATTGTAATTTGTTCACCGCGCGATACTGTTACTTTATTGAAAAGATTTAAACTCAAAGTTTCCTGATTATTAGAGATAGTACCACTGCCCACACACACTGAAATTATGGCTGATCTGGTCTTGAACGAATACTCCTGCATAGCATGCAAAGTAATAGTAGTTGTTGTGAGATCGTCTGAGAATTTAAGTTGTTCGATCTTTACCTTTTCGTTGTCTACAATTACATCACTGTCAGGCTGAGTGAAAGAGTTATCTAAGATATTCATGTGTTAAAAAGATCGTCAAATTTACTAGTGTCAATGGGTTTGTTCTGCGCAGACTCCAGATCTCTTTTTAAGTCTATGCGCAAAAACTCTGGTATTTTATCCAGCATGAAACGGATTTCGTCACCAGACATGTTTTCCACATGCTGATCTATCACAGGCTGAACTTCATTCATCAGTGCTGCTAATTTGGTCTTGGCTCTGGTCTCTACGGACATATTCCACATCTTCTACAAATAAGTTTGGAGTTGACTCCTGCAGACCATAATCCAAGTCTGCACTTTCTTGTGCGACGATTGTTCTGCATATTCTGTTAAACCATATGTTAACAATCTCCTCGTCTGATTTACCAACTATTCCATGTTCTGAAAGCATTTTTACAAATAGATCATTGTAATCTAATTCAAAATATCCATTACTGACATTTTCAGGATCTATGCCCATGTCCAGAACATTAACATAGGGCTCACCACGGACGTTTGCACATTCCTTTTCATATTCAGGAAATGTAATCTCGCCAGCCTTGAGTTTCTCACCCAGTACATTGATTTCTGTTTGTATGGGGTCGCCGTCTGCTTCTATCTCTGCGAGCTTGGCTTTGAGCTCAGCGCCCTGATAGTAGTATTCTGCTTCTGCAATGGCACGAGTTTTGCCCCTGAGTCCCCATGAGCCAGGCATCATTCTAAAGGGTAATTTAGCCATGATGGGCACCCGGATCATCTTCCATGAGAATATTATTCTTCGAGGATTTGTTATTTACATAAGTGGCTTTGCCATTACAATTGGGTGCAGTGCAATCTACCTCTGCTTCTGAGATATGTACTTCGGGTATCTGCTCCATGAGTAGTGTAGAGCCACACTTTTTGCATTTCATCATAATCTTAGTTATCCTTGATTTCCAGTAAAGGCTGTATTCCCGGCACTTCGCTAGGTATTAATCTAACCTTTACGCCTATTTTACTTACTTCAGATATCAACCATTCGGGGTTGTAGTATGCGAGCAGGAAATCTACCTTGTGGGGGATCTCTTGATCCAAATCCAACACAGTGTCATTGTTAATGAAGTATACGCCAGTATCAACGTTTTCAAACACATCAAAGTCTACAGCAGAGCCATAATCTTTTACTCTTTTGTCGTGTAATATTTTTAAACAGTCTAGATCCAGTATGCTAGTATATACCTCACCACAACTCACTCTAAACATCTCCACGATATCAAACAAATAGTCGTCCCATGAGCTGTGAGTGTTTACACTATAGGAATAGGTCATATGGTATCTGTGATCGAACTGGGGAAATGACAATTGCTTGATGCCATCAGGATTATACATGGGATTGTATCTATCGTAATGTATGGCATCCGCTTCAGGAAAATCAGCACGGATCATATCCAAACTCCAGTTGTCCACATCCATGGCACTGTAGTTAATGGGAGATATCATTCCTGTATCTACACCATCCTCTAAAAGATTACCGCGACTAGATCCGTAATCTAGTATCAACTTATCCTTTATATCAACTTTAGCTCTAAGAAGTTGGCCCAAACGTTGATGAGGTAATCTAGGAAACAAATACATTACTTGCCAATCGCGTTCCCATAGATAT